TATGAATATTGAGATATAATTTCGTAATTGTTTGGCTCGATGTCTTCGTTCGCTTTAACTTCATCCAATGTGGCAGCTCGATACTTTGTATCTTCTGTATCAAACCAAATTGCATAAGTTGTGCGTTCATTTATAGCCCTCGTTTTAGTTACGGCTCGCAAGTAGCCTAAGTATTGTTGCTGCTCACTTTGCCTTCGTTTACATGGTATGCAAGGCTCTTTTATCATAACCTCACTACCTTGCGAACATTATTTATTAAATCCTCACCGTATCCGTACTCCCCAATCAGTTGCTCCCTTGATTTACTCGACAAACCGAATATATCAGAACTCCCACTATATTTTGTTTTCAACATATCGTTTTTCCAATCCGTCGATTCAGCTTTCCACTCATCAACTCCCACTTTTTCAAATTGCATAGCGTTCAAAAAATCACCAGTTAATGCTAAATCGGGAATACCTAAACCTGGTAAACTATTCATTTCATTTTTCATCAACGCATAATGTCCATCTTGATAAGTCGGATTAATCTGACTTCCATCCTTTCGAGTTCCTTTTATAATCTGAATAGTATTCAACTCTAACACATCCGCTACATGATCCTCCAAAGTATCCATTGCGACCTTCATCAAGTCCAATCTATCAACATTCTTTATAACATCGTTAATCGTTGCCATTTGATAGGTAAGGGGAGGGCATTGCTGCCCTTTCCCCTTGATTTTTTTACTTCTTTTTCTTATTAACCATGTTGTACAATTCAGTTAGCTTTTTCTCCCTGTTTTCGCCTTCGCAAATATGAGGAGGGCAATCGCTTATGAACTCTGAAACGGTTGTGAAACTGCTTACCCATGTAATAGAGAAACTTGTTCCCTCGAATTTTATGTCTTCCATATTTTAACCTATTATGTTGCAATTGTTTGAGCTACTGCGTTCGCTTGTCGCAAAATACCTGCCGATGTCAAAGCCGTTACCGTTCCGAATTGTAATGTAAATGAATCAGCGGCTGTAATTGCCGATGTAAGTACAATTGTCCAAGCCTTCGTAGCCGGTGCAGCCGTTACCGATGCTGTCGTGTTTTGAATACCTGTAGAATCCTTATAAAAGTTCCATAAAGCCGTTGTAGCTAATTCACTTGTATAAGTATCGTAAAGGTTAGTTGAACCACTCCATACACGACAAACAACTGTTTTAGTTGATGCTACCATTTCCGTAACGATTTCAATTCGTGTAGGTTTCAAACCTAAGAAAGAACTGTTTGTAGTTACGTTAATAGTTGAAGGAACTTGAATAAATCTCCAATTCTTATTGATTTCCGATTCATCTTGTAAACCAATTTCAATAGCGTAAAGTGTATCTTCAGCTCCTGTGTTTACCTTGACATTAGGCGCAAATAATGTATCGAGTGTGAAACCTTTTATATTTGTCGCACCCGACGCTGTACATAAGAACCCATTGTTTATTCCATCAATCAACAAAACATCAAATCTATCTTGCTGACCTGTGAATAATGATAATTGAGCATGCATGTCCATTGCCCCGTTTGAGTAAAATAATCTCCATTTGTATTTACCATTAGAGACGTATTTCTCAACTCGATAGCCTGTTTCTCGTGTAACCGCATCCCCTGTTTTATCCTCAACCGCTTCAAATCCTTGAATTGGGAAGTATCGTGATGTAGCTGTGTTATTTGCTACTCCTGCGGCTACTGTACTTTGCCATGCCGCGACTTGTGTAGGTGTCCATGATGTTCCTGTTGGAACTAACATGATACCGACAATGTTTTTAAGGTCATAAGGACACCCAGTTACCCCCGTATTACCGAGAATAACCGAACAATCCGTACCTAAGTTTCCTGTTGCCATTTTTTATAATTTGTTTTAATTTTTTAAACTTGTAATTTGTAATATGAAATGTTTGTAAGTGGTACGTTATCAACCGTAAATGTATTTTTTGTATGAATGTAACCTCCTGTTAATCCTTCTTGAATTTCAACACTTGTTAATGCAGAACTTGACGTACCCGCATCATAAAACGTATTGATAATATTGGTATCTGAATTATCAGAAATGAGATTACGTTGAATTATTGTATTGCTATCAGTTATTACCGAATTAACATAGTATCGATATAAATAAGGATTCAACGGTGTTAATTGGAAGATTGTATATATAAATATGCTAGTTAGTGTATAGTTTAATGGTACATGATTATTGATTTCAAAAAAGAAATTTAACCTTGAAGCCGTTACACCATCATCGCATTGAATATAACCTGTATATTGACCGTTTGCAACCGCGCTCACTGACTTGTTATAAGTTTGCCCTACTATAATCGGATCGCTTGTACCATCAAATGGAAAGTTAATCGTATATAAAGGTGTAGTTGCAAATCCAACTTTTAATAAATCAATATACGAAGCCGATGCAAATGTTACGGCTATATTACCACTTGTACCAACAAGTCTAACACCTGATACATTATTCTTATAAATCAATGTAGCCAAAGGATAAACAGAATTAACTAAGCAAGGCTGTGGCTCTAAATGAAGTTCCAAGTTTTCTATTACAATTGCGTCCACTTTATCAGGGAATATATAACCGTTCTTTGTCCCGGTATTACTCCCCATATGATAAATATCCATGTGAGAATGTTTAGGTTGATTACCTGAAAACATTATGTAAGGATATGCATACAATTGTTGTAGAAATTCTGCATAAATAGGACGTAAAATAGCGTTATAGTTTATCGTTTCTCTATCATCTGCGCTCATTGTCGCATCTGTCAAAGTCATGATAATAATATCACATTTTACATCAACTCCTATTCTCTTACCACTTGCATCCGCGTTGAACGGTTGAACTAAACATATCAAAGGGTATCTAAGGTTTTTTAATGATGAAGATTTACTATCGTTGGCAATTTCATTCATTAAAGCTGTGAAGCTATTATGTTTGTAATTGACAGTTAAGTTAATTTCATCTTGAATAGCATCATTAACATTACTTACAACGTCCGATAACATTGCGCTAAGTGAAGGCGGTAAGTTTAAATATGAATGTGCCATTAGAATCCGTATGAATTTATAGTTTGAAACATGCCCTGTTGTTCACGATATAATGCAAGATTGGTGTAAGGCTGAATGTACCCCAAAAAATATGGATAAAATGGAGGTGGATATTTCAACCCGATATAAGTAGTGTATGATGTTTTATTCGCATATAGAAACTCGTGTAATCTAAAATTGAACTCTACCATCTCATTCCATGCCGACATCATTTTGTTCATTGCTGAAACATTTATCATATTTTCAGCGTTTGCCATCCTTACCCCTATATCCATCGTTGTCGTTACGTTTTGGCGAATAACCCAATAATAAATATAATTTGCTATTGGATTACTCCCAATCGTAGCGAACCCTTGCCATTTTTGCACCGTTCCTGTTAAGTCCGTATATTCTGCACCGTTGATAAGATCATAATATATACCCGATGACTGATTGATATTAGCTTGAAGAAGTTTATTTAAAGCATATCCTAAGATAGTATTCAAATATTTATCCTCATACTTATCTACCGATTCAGCTAAAACATCCGTAATAACTTCGTATACACTTGTATTAGGAAGTGCAATGTTATTCGTGAAGTGGGTATATAATGTGATTGCCATTAGTTAAACGTATATAGTTTGACATTATAAATACGCGTTGAAGTACCTCCACCCGAATGAGAAACAACAATACGAACGTAGTTCGATTTACTTGCAGCCGAACCGAATGTTGCACCATAAACATATTTAAGTGCGCCTTTTGTAGCTGTCATTTGTTGAGTTAACATCGTGAATGTTGCACTATTTAATGTATCACAATTCACCCCATCAACTCCCGTTGGACTATTATTCAAACGATACCAGGTAACTCCATCCATTGAACCCTGTAAATAAACATTTACAGTTGGTGCAGATGAATATACAGTAGTATCAATTTGAAATGTTACTTTATAATTAGCCACCGTACTTGTATTTAATACCCCTGTTTTGGTACTGAAATACGTAGTTGCTGTTCCTGTTACGGTATCTGATACTGCGGACGTAATACCTGCAATTGTCGAAGTACTTTTGTACATCGTAATTTGCGCGTTTGCTTTTTGTGTTATTAAACTCGCTGTTAAGCATAAAGCGAGTATGACAATGTATTTTTTCATGTTTTTTTTTAATTTAATCTTGCGAAGCCTTTAGATATTAAATGATTTGCAGCTAGTAAAGGAAAGGTATATGAAACACCTTCCTTTAAATTGCCTAATCCTGTTCCCATTACTGAAACCATAACATCCTCATCCGTTTGTGTCGGTTGTAGTGTTTCAGTTGGTGTTTCAATAACTTCTTTTTTAATTTTCGTGTGCTTTGCCATTGTTTATAATTATGGTGTTACAATTCCGGTCAATGTTTGAATATCAGTTGCAATATCAGTAGATTTTCTCCAACCGGTTAAATCAGCAGTTCGTATAAGTAATCCCATGAATTTTTTAGCTTTCATAGTCAAAATATCCTTTGCATAATCCCCCGAAAGATTATAACCATACCCCATTTCGTAACCTGGTTGCTCATAAATACGTGCATAACGTGAATCTCCTAAAACACATGTATTTGCCGTAATGTATGGACTTTCAATAACAGTAACTCCCGAAATCATTGTACCATCCTTTGAAGCGAATGGAGGTAAAACATAATTAAAGTTTTTATCCTTTTTCAACTTCATTTTGTTGATGTCCGATACATTCATGTAAACTACATTTGGAGTGTATTTGCCACCGTAAACGATTGAAGATGTAATATCTTCACACATTTTTACAATCAAATCATAGATGCTCGCGTCTGTGATACCTGCTGCCGGTGCGCTGTATGTTGTAGCTGCTGTGTAGATACCATTCAAGTGAGGTGTAGAACCTGAACCTGTTGCAAGTTCTGTTTCAATAGCACAAGCAACATCAGTTTGCAAGAATAATTCAACCTCAGCGGCTAAACGCGCGGTGTATTTCAAAGATTCTTCTGTAATTGGTAACGTAGTACCTATTTTTTGAAGGCTCAATGTATAACCTTGCCATGCGTATGCTGATTCTGCTAATGCCGAACCTTCACTTGCTGCGGCTGCGTTTCGTGTAGCCAATGTTTGGTCTATGTATCGAACAACTCCATTACTTTCAGGGTCAATTGGAATCTTTGGAAGTGAACCATAAATATTTAATTTAGGCGCACCCATTACACCGTAATCAGGTAAAAACATTCCCATAGGATTCGATGTTACCGAAGCTGTGGTATAATTTGTTTTTAATATGAAATTGTGTGATCCTCCCGAATTTGATTTAATCAATTGAATCAATTGGTCTTTTTGCTCAAATAATTGTTTTTCAATGTCAACTCCTTTAGCATCATTTGTCGTTTGCAACTTCATTGCTTGCATCTCAATCCCTTGTTTTAAAACCGCATCATAAACCTTATCGATTGTCGGTTTCATTTTAGATTCAGTCGCTTCTACGGCTTGTTTAATAGCTGTTTCAGCTTCTTCTTTGGTAATCATTCCTGCCATTTGCTCATTTGCGGCTGTTTTTACCAAGTCGATAAACTCATTATGAGTTTTTATTTCGTCGGGCGTGTACGGTGTGTTATCCGATTTAATAGCCCCTGTTTGTAATTTTTCCATTACTTTTTGTTTTAATAGTTTGTAAAATTGTACCTGCTATATCTAAATAGCTTTTTTGAGTGCCTAAAGGCGGCTCGTTTATAATTGATGGAGTGGATTTACCGGCTCCATTAAGTTTGCATCCACAATCAACGCAATATGAATCTTCAGTACTACATTCGCACCCACAATCAGGACAACTACAATCTGACTTTGTTGTATTGTCAATTATTGATTGAGTTGGTGTTACATAATTTGAACCCTTCACAACTGCTGAAATCTCAATTAACTTAGCTTCCAATACTGCCCAAAAGTATCCGCACTCGTTTGCTTTATCTTGGTTCGCTACTTGTGGGTAATATTTATCCCAATTGGCTTTATACTCTTTATAATAGTCTTGTCCTGAATTAACACACATCACAACATTAACGTACTGCATCCCTACCGAATGATTCTTTACATATCCTTTCTTGTATTGCTCACACATGTATGAATTACGGTCAATTTCAGCTGATGATTCTCCAATTAAAGCCTGTGTGCTTCCTTTGTACGATTGACCTAATGAAGCCCATGACATTGTTTTGGTGTAGCATTTCATCTCATCGCAAATAACCTTATCAAACTCCATCTCATGCTCTTGTAAGTGAAGGAATGATGTATTTTCTGATAATGTTTTCTTCCAAATACCAGGTATATGAACGTCATCATGACAATCCATTAAATTCGTAGTATTTCCTACTATTTTAATTAATAAGCCATTAAAATCAGTATTATTTGAAGTAACCGCAATGTCTTTAGTTGCAAAATCATGTGATTCTACATTCGGAACAATATATGTAAATGCATCGCACCGCTTAATAGCTGACTTCTTTTGTTTAATAAGAAGCGACTTATTAGCGACTAAGTATTTGAATAACTCGTCTTTAGTTGCAAATTGTGGGATATGGTAGCTCATTTTTGTACTAATTTTTTATCCTTGATTATTTTGTCCTTGTCCGCTTTGATTATCTTGATTTCCTCCGCTGTCGGTATTTTGATTGTCTGTGCCATTGTTATTTAGTTTTGAATTATTAAACATTGCTTGTTGTTCGGGTGTTAGTTCATACCAAAACTTACCCGTAAACTCACTAGCTAAATTCTCTGATTCGAGTTGTTCCATCGCTTCATCATACACAATCATGTTATTCTTGAATTGCTCGATAATTGCAGGAACATTAAATCTTCGTGATTGTGCCTCCAATGCTTTATCAGCTTGTAATACTCCTAAATGCTTAAATGATGTTTCTAATTTCAATCCTAATTTATCTAACTGTAAACATTCAGCCTCTTGCTCATCAATGTTCTTTCTTTCGGGTATAATATGATTTTGATAAAGATTCTTACCTGCTTCGTTTTTATTGTTTAATGCCACTCCACCAAGATCTCTACCAAGTAAATCAAACTCATAACCCATTACATCACAAATCGTAGAACTATCAGACTTCAATAACTCCAATAGTTTCATAGCTGTCATCGTTGGCATTACAGATGTAAAAGCCATAGGTTTAGATGCAAATGCTAATTCTGATTTACCTTCGCCTGTTCCATGTTCTGCCCAATCATCTTTTAACGCTTGTTTCTCGCTTGGTGTCAATGAAATTGCACCTGCTGAATCGGAAGCCGATGGAGAAACAAATCCCCATCCCGCACCAATTGCACGAATACGATGTTTGTAGTTCGCTATCGAAGCGTTGATAGGATTCTCTAAAGTCTTTAAAGGTGATTCGGGTAAATACCCTTGACCTAGTGCCGGTATATTTGGATTACAATAGCAATACAGATTTTCAAAGTCTGTTATCTTGATAGTTGTACCGTTTTCTTTATAGTAAAATGAATCTATTAAGTCCGATTTATTAGCGACAAATAATGTGCTTAAATTAGTTTTCCAAGTAACACGACAAAATCGAGGGTCTAGTAGTTTTCTGCTCATTTGCTCAACTCCAAATCCTAAAGGTATCTCGTGATACTCCCAAGCATATCCAAAAGAATTTAGATATTGAATTAATCTTGATACAAATTGAGTTCTATTTTCAAAGATATTAGGACGTAATAAAAGACGTTTGTATGTTTTGTTTAATTCAACTGGCAAAGGCTTACCATTCTCTTTGGTAAGCTCTGTTAATCCATTTGAGTGTGCTTGTGCTTTTCTAAAAAGTATCGTTGATACTTGTGGGCATTCATTAATCGCTCTCATAATAGTATGAGTAGAATTAATCGAAAAAAAGTTATGTATAGAATTAGCTTGTTGAAGACTTATAAAACCTTGCGATCCATCATCAAATATTCCTTTGTTAACTTGATTGGAAGGATAATCAGCACCATTTTTGATGCTAATTAACCCCCATAATACATTCAATTCTTTTAACAACCTTTCATTTTTGAACCTTATTCTCTCTTGACATCATTACGACGTTAATTAACGAGATAAGGCGGTTATACACTAAAAACGATACAAATATAGATATATTTTGGGAATACCAAATTTATTTTTTTAATTAAAACCAAACTCCATGTACCTGATCAATATATCTTAACGGATCAATAAGATGATTATGCGCGTCTATCGGTTTCCCTGTTGGATTCCCATTCATATCTCTAGCCTCACAATATAAAGCAAATTCCATCAATAAATTATTACTACCTTCAACTACATAAATCTCTTTAGATAGTAGTTTACTTAACCCTTTATCTATTCCCTTTTCAGGTGAAGGTCGTATGTTGGTAAATCCTGCTGAGGCTGTTGGATAGCGTTCTATTTGTTCCTCTGTCATTTGGTTTAATAAGCCGTAACGAAGTGAACGAATAGTATCAGGTTCGGCACAATCAGCAACAATAAGACTATCCTGCGTTAATCCTAATGAATCAAGTTTGAACGCTAAAGGAATTAGTTTTAACGGTTCATAGTTCAATTCCCTAACATATATTTTATTTTTTGATGCCTTTACACCGATTGTTCCTGCTGGTGATGATGTTCCGAAATCCTGCCCATAAACTTCTTGATAATCTAATGCAAGATAATCATCTAAAGAAATCATTTTGAATTTCTTAAAATACTGACCTTTCTTACCTGTACTTGCATGTCCTTCAATCTCTGTTAAGTAGTAATGTATATTTTCATATTCTCCACCTTTAACGCCTGATGATTCATATTCCTCAACAATGTTAGCCGGTAGATACTGATTATCTTTATACGAAGTTTGAATGACATTCACACCTTTTAGATTCTTTGGTACAATCTTGTAATATCCATCTACATCATCCTGCGTGAATTGTGGGTAATCATTAACGGTTAACGGCTCAATGTTGAAATATCGTTTAATAAGCCAATGGTAAATATCAGGTGTATTTAAGATTACAAAAATCAAACTACCTTCTTCCCTTACCGAATGTCTCCATGTGTTAAACTTCTCCTCATCCCGAATATCTGCCATTTCCTCAACTACTCCAATATCTACGCGGCTAACTCCTTTCATGTGAGCTGTTTTAGATAAGCTCGATGCTCTAAACCCTTGCGTAAATACTACTTGCTCCCCATTCTTGCATTCTTTTATTGAGTTTTCTGATCGTTGATAAATTCCATTAAACGCTCCATCTTTGTTAGCTGTGTCGAATCGTTGAAGTACATCGTTAAGGATGGAGTTCTTTATTTTACTTGCCTCATCTCTTAGTACTTGAATCCTTTTTCCATTGATACAAGCATGATAGGCAATAGCCTTGCTTACTTCATAGGTTTTCTTACCACCTCTGCCACCGATAAGAATAATCATTCTACAATCTTCAGGAGGATTATATAGAATCTTAAATTTATCATCAGTCTTTACGACTATTTCAACTTCCATTTACTCGAAAGTTATTTGTTTAATGTTAAGCCCTTCATGCTTAACCTCTGATTTATCTATTTGGTCTTCGATTCCTCTATTTAAAGTATCAATAGCTTTAGCGTTTCCATCTATTTTAGCATGGTGTATAAGTGCTTTAATGTAGTCATCAAGGTTAGTACCTTCTGACATATGTTTAAAGATAGTTTTAGTCAATAAACGCTCTTTACGATGTTCTTCCCATCCTTTAGACTTAGCTTCGGGGCTAGGTTGGTATTCTGATGTGAATTGCTTTCTTAGCTCTGGTCTAAGATTATCTATTCCCTTTCGTTTACCTTTCGTTTCATCAAGATTCGACATACTACAAAATTATAATACTTTAATTGAATTAACCAAATTTATTTTAAATGTTCCCACTCCTCAAAAGATTTACCATCAATAATTGAATGTGTTACATTATACATATCCTCGAACGAACGTACTGAAACATAGATACCACCTCCATCATGCACCCACTTAGCGAAATCTTTTTGTGATTGTAAATGCTTTTCTTTTTCTTGCTTAGTCTCGATGTAAATAGCGCGTCCGTTGTAAAGTCCATGCAAGTCGGCGAATCCTTTGTTTGTTGATTTTATGAACCCGATACCCGGTCGCCATTTCCCCTCTGAACTAATCCTTTTTAGCTTGGTGTTAGTGTAGTACTCCCATACAGCTTGACAAAGCTCATTAAACTTATTAGTATCAAATACTTTTTTTGATATTGGCTTTTCTGTGATTATTCTTTCGGGTCTGCCTTGCTGATCGACTATATCTTTAAATATGGCTTTCTTAGTAATTTTAGACTTCATTAGAGGGAAGGTTACAGAGTGCCGTCCTTTTTTTGCTCTGCTTTCATTGTATAGTTGCTCGAATTGTGGTTGTGTCATTCTATGGCTAATTTAAGTGTTTTAATTAATTCTTTTAGTATTGGGTTCTTTTCGTGCATGGAGTTGAGTCTGAGGGGAATAACAAGATCTGATTTGATTTGTTCGCGTTTACCTGTGATTCCTGTGGTAAGGTTGGTAAGTATTTCACCGTCTGTGGTTTCATACACATAGCCTGTGTCCTTACCCTTGATGAGAATTGATTTGCTTTGTTGCATAGTTGGAGAATGTGCGGTCGGATATTAGAAAGGTTCATCGAATTGTTCTGTTGTAAATTCATTGTTTTTTATGTTTGATTTTATTTCAAAATAACGTCCTATTGGGTCTTTACCAAATTCTATCTTTTTACCATAAAACATACCATACTGATCTACCCACATTTTTAGCTTTTTATAGGTTAACCATTTGCGCAAATCGGGATATTCATTTATAATATCTTCATGGAATTTCTTTGAATAAATACGCTCATTAACGGGCATATTATCAGCATCATTTGTAAACTCGTAAAACTCATTTGAAGTCTTGGTGATAAATTTACGAAGTTCTAAATTTTTAAACTCTGAAACTATTAACCCATATTCAAAATAAAATTGTATGCATTCAATCATAAAGTTATCAAACCGCTGCCATTCTTTATCATCCCATTCATCAAATAACAAGTGATTGAACTCTTTTAATGGTGTATGATTTGCGTTGAAATGACTACTAAATTCTATTTCAAATTTACGCCTATCAAATGAACCACCTGCACCACCTACGGTGTAATTTGTAGTTATTAATATTTTAGGTGATTTATTAACCGGTAGCTTAATAGCTAACTGACCTTTCCGTTCAATGGTAATGCCTTCAGTAATAAGACTGAATAGGCTTTCAAAGTCGAAGAACTTTTTAACATCATCAAATACTAATATTTGCGAATCAGTTGAAACAGTTTGATATTTGAACGTATCTTGAAAAGAGAATATTTTACCATCTAGGGAATTTAATTTTTTCATTTTAGAAAGTGCGTTCCAAAATAATC